ACCCTTAGTCGCTTTTTGAAGGCTTCCTTTACTTTAATATTAGTTCTAGGCTTGTGCCATCGCCTTCTTATGATTGGTGCCAACGGTAGAGCTTTTTCGGACTTAGGAACACCATTTGGCCAGCGCTTAGCAATGTAATCTTTGACTACTTTTTCTCTATCTTTACGATTCTTTTTTTCTCTTTCTAGAGTCTTTTTCCATTTCTCTTCCCATATCTTATCCCATTTCAGAATTGTAGGATATTTTTCTGGGTTACTTGGATGAAAAATCCTAGCTATAATCTCTTCTGTTTCATATTTATTAGCTATCTTATATACCTGCTGTTGAGCTGCTTCCCATGTATATGGTTGATAGTTTCTAGTATCTTTCCATTTGTTGTTTTTGTGATCTTCGTATACTTCTTCTGTTAAGTCAATGAACAGCTTCTTCATTGCCCCCATTAGTTTATTATAGTTACTGTTACAACATATGCACCAGCTGGACTAAAACTATCTGTTATGATTTCTCCACCCTTGATATATGGTTGCTCAGTAGTCAATAAGTCCAGGAAGAAAGTACCATCTGGTAAAACATTGATAGATCCTCCACGATCCACACAAATATATTGACCAAATCCAGGAATGTTGAATTCTGTACCCAGTTTGAACTCTATTGGACAGGCAAGCCCAATTTCAACATATTCTTGCCATTCTCTGAATCTGGATCCATCATATAATGCTGCAGCACATACACCATTGCTCCAATTGGCACTATGACAGTTAGGAGGTCCCCATGCTGGCCAATAGTGACTCAATCTGGCTCTTAGTTTCGGTGTTGCCACTGGTATTGCTGTAGCTGTATACGGTATTGTTTCTACTGGCTCCAGCAAAGAAGTTGCAGTTTCTTTATGTACTGCGGCAAGTGGAGAACGTTGTATATAGCTATTCGGTAGAATTATGTACATCTCACTGCCATCAACACTAAAGGCTGGCAGTGGTTCTGTAACTCTAATTGCACCTATTGGTTCTGGCTCTGGTTGTGTAAGATATCTCCATGTGAATACACTAGTAATACCACTTATAGTCAGTACAGCTGCTAAACTTAAGAAGAATTTCTTTATAAAGTTTCTCGGTATAAGATTTTTCATTAGGTCACCATATCTCGAATCCACCACAATTCTCTAGAAAGTTGGCGAATTCCTTTACATTACTTAGTTCAAAAGGATACTGAGCATCAAATGGCCTTACTTTTCCTGTTTGATCACATCCATTACATGGCTTAGACTCTCCTCCATACTCTGAAAGGTCTTTTCTAAAACCGGTGCCTTTACATGTAGTACAGTCCTCATCTGGCATAGCTTGCATTTTGTCATGATATGTTTGCTCATACACAGATGCAATACCAGACTTTAGGTCTTCTTTTATCTTTTTCGCAAGTTTGACAGAACGAGTTTCATTTAGGCCGCTACCATCATTAGTTTGCCAATTTTCACAGTACTTAGTAATGTCAGGTGCAATGTTACAAACGTATTCTGCAAGTGGTCGCCAGTACCATACGTTATTTCTAAAGTATTTACCGCTTTCGTTCTTTGGATTCTTTCCATATACATCCATTCCCATAGGTTATTCCTCCATTTCTGCTCCGTCAGTATCCCCATAATGCTCACTATAATGAACACCATGTCTGAAACTGACAGATAGTGTCTTCCTTTTAGGAATTACTTGTAGATCTAACTAAGTTGTTTGTTTAGCTGGGCGATCCTTAAAGAAAGTGTCTGAATTTGTGTCTCTATAATGTTCCTATCTCTAGAGTCCTTGAGGTTTCGAAGCTTCTGTTTGAGGTTTGCTTGCTTCTCTTTTATCTCTCTTAGGTGACAATCATCACATAAGTCATTGGTAAGCTGGCTAGCAGTAAATACTCGGTCACAATCGTCACAATAGATGGACTTTGTTTCGAAGTCAGTCTCATCTTGTATATAGTTGTTATAAGAAGTATTCATGTGAATATTACAGCAAGTGTATAGACTAGACCTGCTCCTCCAATGGCAAACATAAGCAAAGTACTTATACAGCCAACGTCTTTGGCTGAGCTATAGTCTGAAACCTCTTGATAGAGGTCGTCTTGGACATAATCCATATAGCTTTCTGAATTATTTGAAGAGTCAGCTTCAGGGGGTTCAAACATGTTGTGCCTCTCTTTAGTTGTTTGTTATGTGTTAGTAATGAATTATTTACGTAAAAACTTACGCATTCTTTGTCTTACTTGTCCATTACGGTCAGCAATGTATCGTTTACCATCCCTATTGGTTGTCCACTCATTCCAGGGTGCCATTTCATAGTCTGGTGATTCTCCATTACGAATAGCTTCACGAACATGTGCACGCTCAAGTTTAGCGCGTAATCGCTTATAATATTTTTCAGAAGTGGAAACACAGTATCCAATTATAGGGGACTTCTTGTAGGAACGAGACATTAGCTTAGTTTAAATGGACTCCAATAATGTTATTGACTACCCTCATATGTCGGATCTCTTTCTCCATGGTATCTAATCCTTCTATGGCATCTGCAAGGATAATCTCTGTATGTGGTCTTATATCTTCTAGAATAGTTTCTAGCAACTCATTGTCCTTGGCTGCATACGCTATATGAACCTGTTGCAAGATATCTGCCATAAGCTCATCAGTCTCGTCTCCATTACGTAATGCAATAGATAGTACATGGAATGTGGAGTGAATACCCTTTCTAAACTCTAGCTCATTAATGCTATCTGTATCCATTTTGTCCTCTCTTATGTGATACCTTCCTAGAAGGAAGGACGATGTACCTCATTATCCCACAGCTTTATCTAATGCGCTTCCAGCCCTCTTTCCAAGCGTGAAAAGCACTCTCACAATGTGGTAAATAGTGTATAAGGATATGGCAACACAAAGAGTGAAAGGCCAAAAGATAGCTAAGAGTACATATAAGACCTTACTGCTTACCGGTAGATCTCCCCATTGACTACCATATCTGTAGTCTACACCTTCTTGCATGTCCTCTAGCTTCTTATCCATTAATGCTAAGTCTTCTGCTTCAGGAGTCAAATACACTTTATTGGGTATATGCCATATCCACATCTTGAAGCCCTCATGATAGTAACCCTCCTCTGTGAAGGGGTAACTCTTGAGACTATTACGTCTAGTAAAACTTAGTAATACACCTAGAAATAGTATAGAGATAAGAAGCGAAGCTAGTAGACCGAATAGTACCCAGTAAGTTATCCATAGGTTATACATAGTTATTGTCCTTTTTTTTGGGGGAGGTTAGGGGGGGTTATTACCTAGAGGGTAACACCCTTACCCTACTCTCTCTTATTTAGGCCCCCAGGGGGTCCCTGTCCATTAGTTGTACTATTGATGCTGCTATGCTGTGTTTGCATCGAAATACACTACCTATTCTGGGTGGATCGGATGCTCTTGGCATAAGACCCTCTTTAGCTCGCTCTTTGGCATGCTTAACGTCGGGACAATTACAATGTCCTGCGTTTACACTGTATCCCTTACCGCTTCCATTTTGGCTACCGACATGAAAAAGGCTGGGCGACACTCGTCTTACTCTGCGTCCTATGACTAGCCCGGCACTCCTTAGGGCTCGTCCTCTCAACAGTGGGTAGCGTCGCTCTAAATTCCATACGACCGGCGCTACCCTCTTTCTTTCGTACAATCCTATTGCTCTCTTGTAGACAACGGGAGAACTGCCCGTGCCTGTTTCAAGACTTTGATTTGACTCTCGTCGAAGCTGCTGGCACTTACTGTTGCGTGTGCCTTATCTTCATGCCACGCGAGCTTCACTAGTTGACTTCTGTTGCCTTCTAGTGCCTGAATCTTGGCACCGTATTCTGACTCTATCTGAGAGGCTTGAGCCTCTTTCACTTGCATCTCCTTATCGATTGCTTCTGCAGACTCGATAAGGGCTAGTAAGTCTTCACCAAACTCTGTGGGTGTGTTATCGGCAAAGTCTAGCTCTAGGAACTTACGGGCTTGCATTACTTCAGCATATGCGGACTTATCTCCGCGTGACTCTGCAAGCTTTGTCTGACTTTCCTTCTTTAGGCTACGGATGTCTTCGTCAATCCTAGACAGCAGAGCATCCTTGGCTGCAAAAAACTCTCCAGTCATCTTTACGCTCCTTCCCCGTTAGGGAAAACAAAAAAGGGGGAGCCTTTCGACTCCCCCTTTGGGCTGTGTGTCGTCTAGACTGCCGACACTGCAGTTGCGATAATTTTTACATTATCGCCGATTGGGTGTAGCGTCCCAGATACCAAAACATCGGTATCGACAGTAGCCTCAGCTACTGCAGCCTGCACATCCTCGCTACCTTCTCCACGCTTGGCGTAGACGGTGACGAACTGATTAGTGTCACTATCTTGCACCTGAATGAAGTGGGTACCGCGAACATCGGCCTTGCTTCTACGGACTATCCCTTGTACATTTGCCATAATTTCACCTCCGTTAAGTGATTTGGCTTGTGGCATCAACCCCGATGGTTGACGCTCTGATTAGACGTAGCGAAGCTAGTTGCAGTTTGTATCGCTACGAGGGAAGGCACGATTCGAATGAAAACGAAACGCGCAACCTAGGATACCTCCCCTGGAGTACGACGGTCTTTGCCAATGCTGTCCTAATCGCTCTCCTCGGGAGAACCGGCTCCAACCGTCGTACTGCAGGAGGTGCATCTAATATTTACTAGCGTAGCTAGTTGTAGTTAGCGAAACTAACTATAGCCACTAAAGAAGTCGATTTTCGCTATGATCTTGGCGAGATCTTCGGAGATTGCGAGATTGAAGACGGGAATACCTTTATCCCTGGCAATCCTGATACCCTGGAGGGTACCACCCGTCTTTTTGCTGGGGTCGTGCCAGCAAAGCACCATCTTTACAGGTGTATCGCAGTCCGAACCCAGCATGATACTTACGTTGCGAGCCATAAGTTGTTGGCCACCACGTTTAAGGCGCTCCCATGCCGGATGATACTTCTTGGCTATGGCAACGTGCCTTTCGTTGTGGTATACCTGGCCACCGAGTACAAAGGTATCATCGTGCTTGAACCCTTTCCAAGGTATATGTATCTCGAAAGACGCGGGAGTGGAGCCATATCGTCGATTGGCGCCTCTTGCGAATGCTGCGTCTGCGCCGAGTGCTCCGCCAGAACGTAGCGTCCAACCTGTTTTGGCGAGCCAGGTTGCAGCATCCTCCATAATGGCAAGGATGCTGGTCGGTGTGCTTCTACTGCCGATCCCTGCGTAAAGTTTGCTCATGATGTTTGCGCCTCCTGACGCTTATTAATTTGTATTAGCGTAGCTAGTGTCGTTCCTTTTAGGAATATTCGGTACGCAGGCTATACATACTCTGTGTTCCCGGCACATACTCTGCTTAGTCTGCGTCTTCCACGAGGGAACAGGTTAGGTTTGAGAAACCTATAGGGTGCACAACCTAGCGAGAGATAGGTCATACACCTTAACGTTACTCAAAGCTAGCGTAAGCTAGTTTGTTCGCAGAATGCGGACGAGGTTCTTGGCATTCTTGTTGGAGGGAAAGTGCTCCTCCATCAAGGTGCAGAACTTCTCCTTTCGCTCCGAACTACCGAAGCGAAGACCGGTCCAGCATCTCCAGGCCTTAGCCAGTGAGATAACGGAACCGTTCTCGAGAAGGAGACCGCTTCCTCGTATTGCCTTCACTGGCATCGAATCTCCCTTGTAAGGAAAGATATGAGCATACGCCAGTACATTGGCAAGCCAAGGCCCACACCCGGTAAGGAGTGCTTTAACCTTAGCAACTTGGAAGTCGCTGCGATCCCAGTACCTGCCATCTTTCTTACCTTCAATGGCAGCGTACCATTCATCCATGCGACTGATGCGCCTGGTACCGATGCATTGTTCATGCGTGGCACCAGGGTCAGAAGGAGCTAAGGGGAAGACCTCATCAAGGAAATCCTTTAGATAATACGTTCCTTCCTTGTAAAGCTTATCGGAAGGTTGTAGTTTCATCAAAGAAACCATCCTCTTGTCCTTCTTGCTGTAGAAACGTGTGAATGTCACATCCCACACGTAATCATCAGCTACGAGTATCTTCACAACTGCCCGATGATATGGGTTGTCGTGTAGCGTTGCCTCTGGCACATCCTCCATGTGTTCCGGAGGAGTGTTGTAGGCAACACTGAGGCGAGCTCCAATCTGCTCCAGCTTCTTAAGAAACTTCTCGAAGCCGAATCTCGAAGGAGTACGAGCAAGCCACCATTCCTCTTTGAGATGCTGAACGTACGCATCAAGAAGAAGATAGGACTTCTCGCGCTGAGCATTACTCACATCAGCACTCTTGGTTGACGGCTCTGGGAGTTCTTCATAATCCTCCATGAAGCTTCCCATCAGCGTATCGGGATTAGCGAACTCACGGTCCCGATTGGTCTGAAAGAAGACCTCCTCATCCCGAACCTCGTGGATTGAGAATGGCTGACCAATAGCCGTCTTGATTTGTCGACCGACCTTCATCTCACCACATCCGTCTAGGCACATGGCGAAAGGCTCCCAGCTAAGAAGCGCTTTCACATGCCCGCAACTCAAAGTGAATTGTGGAGCATTAGATGGAGTAACTGGTGATATGAAGTCCGTACTAACTTCTACGGATTCAGTCAGATACTCCAGCACTTCGTTAGCGCCATCCTTCCTGGAACCATCGTCGTTGTGAAGGACGATGTCCGACTCCGATGTATGGCTCTGAGGCAAGGTTGCCTCTTTGCGATAATCAGAGCCGATGGCCTCACGTACTTGTGAGGTGACATGTTCGGGTTTGTATTCCCGAGACTTGTCATCGGCCAACTCTATGAGGCGTACCATGCCATCTTGCACAGCATCCTCATAGTCTTGCGTATGATTACCTGCATACGCAAGTGCTACTTCCTCTACCAGCGGTGTCCAGCTAGTGAGGTTACTCTTTGAGAGAAATTGCATCATGACACCTCCTTGGCGTCTAGAACGTATGATAAATAGCGAAGCTAGTGCTGTGCTATTCAAGCCAGGTGTACTCTCTCGCTCCCGGCACGTTCTGCTACATAACACGTCAACGGGACGTGGACCGAGGCTATTTATCAAGTAGCCTATAGGGCACATAATCCGAAGATTATGTACCCGAACGCTACTCAAGACTAACGAAGCCCGTAACCCTTGACACTCTGCTCCTCGAGCATAGCTTCGCCAACCAGTTTGCCTCCGCGATTCATAATGTCTTTGTCATTGACATCATGAACGTGAGCCCATCTCCCACTCTCCATACGGTAAATGGGTTGACCTTTCAAGATGGGTTGGCTGCAAAAGCCACATGGGGTGTAATACTTCGCGAGCATTACAGGTGTTTGGCGTTGCGGAGGAATGGGCTTCTGCGAGGAAGTTACTGCGGGAATTAAAGACAACTGTGCATACTTCATGATTACACCTCCTTGGTGTATTGACACAATAGATAGAAGCGAGAGGGGATGCGAGGAAGACGAGCAATGAATCTACTCGTCTGGTAAAGGCCCTATCGAGCGAGGCCTTCTGAGGAGTCCTGATTGCGTAGATTGAATGCTCCTAACTTCCACGCAACCAGAAGCAAGGAGAACGCAATAAAGACAAGTCCTACGTTCTCCCAGTTGACAGCAAGCAGCCAGTAGTAGGCGTGCTCTATCCAATCGATACCATTCCTTATGGCATCGAAGACCTTCTCCGGCTGTGTCTGCTCAATAGGAGCAGTATGTACATCGCTCATGATTGCACCTCCTTGGTGCTTGCCAATAACTCTTTGACGAGATCGGGATGCCACCATTCCTCAGGTGGCAGATGAGCTCGCTGCCATTCGGCCGTCTCCTCCAGAGCTTCCTCCGGGTAGACAGCCCAATCAGGGATACGACCATCGTTAGACTCAGACATAATTACACCTCCTGGTGCAATAGAGACTTGACCGAATTGTCAAGTCACAGGTCTTGAATGACCTATAGAGGACACAACCCGAGAGTTATGTCCTTTAAGGTACTTCAAGGACTACGAGGACATCCCGTAGAACTTAGGAGTCTTCACAACCCTAGAAGAGTTGTGTCGTTTGAGAGCTATCTTCGGGTTCATGCCCCACTTGCTCTCGAACACTGTGGCTTCATCATTGCCACCGAAGAAGTCGCGCTCATCGTGATGTAGTGCTGCACGAGCCTCGTGAGTTCGATTGTCACGAGATTTTCGCTCGTATGCTGCTTCGTCACGAGCAACGACCGAAGCATCGTACAATGCTTGGGTTTCCAGATTGTTGCAAAGAACGCAACCTTCGTCGCCAGCGAAGGGACTGAAAACTTCCCACTTGAATGCGCCGCAAAACTCACAGGGGATATCCCTGGAAGAAAAGTGACGTACTGCTCCAACGATGCCCGCTACGACACCGACTAGTAGAATCACGACCACGAAGACCGGTACTTCATTGAACAAATGTAACATGTTGAACCTCCTTGGTTCACAACTGGGACCCGGACACAATTGCCGGGACTGATACCCCCCCCTCCCCCCCCTACCGGTAGTAGAGGGGGATACCCCCACCCCCCCCAGGGGGTATAGCAGGATAAATGGCAGGGGGTGGAGGGGTAGAGAAAAATATATATGTACTGGAAGAGTGTATACACATGTTCACTTTTCATTATATACATATATATCTATAACCCTTACATTTCCCAGCAGGATTTGGACCTAGTGTAGAAGAACACCTGCTCTAGTTGACAAAGACCTTCTAACAACTTACAATATATCGTTACAACAACTACTACGGAGAACCAAATGGCTGAAGCTAATGTAAAGAGCCCCCCGAAAGGGGCAGTAATAGAAGATAAGAGCTTTGACTACAGTAATGGGGAAGTTATAGCTGATAAGGTACTGGGGTTTTATAGGCGTATATCCCGTACTGCTGAGAGTGAGGAACTTGCCATTGCTCTTACTAGCACTTTCCTGATGGCTGTTGTAAATGCTGACGCAGCGAAAGAAACTAATTTGAGGGCATTCAATGAAGACCAAGGTGTTGTTCAGTGAGTGACATACCAGCAGTTTTCGAGACAGATCTTATATGGTTAAGTATTGCCTGTGAATTACAGGGAGAAGATGAAGGCGTTGACGCCCGTATCATTGGACATAGAAAAGATCTAAATGATGAACGACTTATGGGTGGACGAGTATTCTTGCATCATGCTAATCCTGAGTTTTGCCAGAAGGTCAAAAAAGACGGTAATGCGGAAATAGAGCGTATCCGACAAATGTACCGGGAACGCCAGGCAATTCTCAAAACTCGTTCGCGGTAGTTTGTGCCAAGGCAGATACACAAGCTCTCGCCTGCAGAAAGTGAAATAATCGCACGCAGCCAGGACGACGCGCGATATTTTACTGATTTTTACTTTGATGGGTGGCTTTTTGACGACCAGATAACCCCCGAATGGCAACTGAAAGTTCATCACGCACAACAAAAAGAAATAACTGTTATAGGCGGTATTGGGTCAGGCAAGAGTCTGGCTATCGGGATGTCGGCTGCTGTGTGGTGTGCCACTACCCATTCATTTAAGTTCATGGGAGTTGCTCCCACGCTTTACCAGTCCGCCCAAATGTTTCAGATGATCCTCGAAAGAGCTGAAGGAAATAAATTCGAGCGCTTCATTTGGAAGACCGTCAGTAAACCGTACCCCAAAATCACTTTAAAACATAGCGGCATAAAGACCTCCACACTAGAATTTATGAGTGCGGCCGACGATGCTAATCGAATCTTAGCTTGGGAGGGAGATTGGATCAATGTTGACGAAGCGGGACTTTTGGATAATATTGACGAAACAATCATTAGGCTGGGAACACGGCTACGGGGAAAAATTGGAGGCAGGTCACGCTTAGGGCGTTTAAGCCTGACCACCAATCCCCATGTTAATCCGCAGCTTTATTATCGCTTTGACCTGGCTAAAGAAATGCCTGAGGCCTACTTATCCCTCCAGGTACCAACCCAAAGCAATAAAAACATTACGGATGAACAGATCGAATCACTGGTCCGAAGAATACCAGAGCATGAACGAGATCGTTGGCTCAAAGGGGATAGACCAGAAGGAGAGGGTAGGGAATTTCCGGCGTCTCTCGTGGAGCCATGTGAAGATGATGGCCTTGATGCTATTATGCGTCGTGGGATTGATCTTGAAGAGGCTGGATTTATTGAGCAGCGTGCTCCAAAAGCTGGACTCATTCGTTGGGAGTTACCCCGCCAACCCGATCGGCGCTATATTGTTGTTATGGATCCTGGTCAAGGTGTACCACCTTATAGGAACGCGCCCGTTATAACAGTATGGGATATAACTGAGTTTCCAGTCAAGTCAATGACCATGCAGGCTTTTTGGTGGGGATACGGTGATGGTTCCTACCAGCCCTGCATACAACAATTTAAAGACTACTTCCATATCTACAAGGCTAGTTTTGGTGTTTATGATAGTACAGGCACACAAACTGGAATGGGAGAATACTTTCGTCTAGAGGATGAACTACTTGTGTATGGCATCAATCTTGCCGGTAATGTTAAGGGAGAGGCTATACTATCATTAAAATTATTCATGGGGCGCCAGCTTATACGCTGGCCTAAGTCTATTAACGGGATTCATCAGCAGCTATTGAGCTACAGACTCCCGGATAGAAAGGTGGTACAAGACATTGTCAGCAATTTCCAGATTTCTGCACTCTTTGCACGTAGGTTTTATTACGTGGATGAAGACACGCCGAGTAATCGCGAGGTCCCGTATCCGGAGCTCAGTCGCTTCGGCCGGGTACCGACTGATCGATATGAGCGCTCGTATAGCCGTTGATCCAGACGAAGAGCGCTGGGAAGGTAGGCATTTCCGCATTGACGTAAATAGATGGCCAGGCCATCCAGAGCGATGATTCCTTTTAGGAAATCTTTCACTTTGCCCTTGACAGTTAATATTATGTACACGTATAATATATTTGCTAATACCCAACAACAAAATAACCTCAATTTTATAGTATCTTTTTATCTAGAGAACCGGAGCAGAGTCTTTGACATCTCAAACGACTAATCAAGACGCTTCGACCGTTTTCGAGCATCTTCGTCACCAGACCTTTTTGTACCAGCCTACCACTTTGGATAAGGAGTTTCCAAAGGAAGACTGGGAAACATGGAGGTCCATTTGCCGTGAGCGTTGGGAATATTTCACTGGCAAAGCCTGGGAGGAAGTTATTACGACGGGGGTCGGAGAAGGAAAAGCAGCGGAGAAGTATCCGCTACATATTAACCCGGTTCGTACCTTTGCTCTCAAGCATGCCTATTTGCTATTTGGTGAGGTTCCTGAGGGATCTCATTCGCTCGTTAATACGAGAATGATGCCAAAAACCGAAGAGGAGAGTGCGCAGGAAATCGCGGGAGAGGCAGAAGAGGCCCTTAATCGAATTTATTACGAGAATCGTGTTCGTGCGATTATGAGCGAGAACGCTCTGCTCTCTCAATTCTTGGGTGGCTGTGTTTTTAAAGTTGGCTGGACACCTCAAACAATCTTACGTCCTTCCGGTGTTCATATTGAGCGTATTATCCCAGACTTCTTCTGGGGTCTGCCAGATGGATCTGATATGTGGAGTATGCGAGAGGCGTGGGTTATTCAGCCTATCAGTGTTGAAGAAGCCAAGAACCTTTACCATGTAAATGTTACGAGTCTTAGAAGTTTGCCGGGAGGAGTTCCGGGATCGTCTATGCAAACTTTAATGGTAGAACATTGGACACGCGATGGATATCGTGTATCAATAGAAGGGCAAACTGCCAAAGTCAAAGTGGGTGATGCTACTTTTGATCTAGAGGGACCGAATCCATACGGACAGGTCCCATTTGTATATATTCCACATGAACGCGCAGGTGGAATGCATGGATTATCAATAGTAGATACACTGAAACAGACTGCGAAAGAGTACAATGCTCGTATGGCCGATGCAGGTGATGCGGTACGTGAAGAATCAAAATTCCGACCAGTAATCACAAATGTAGGCCAAGGAGTACGAACTCGAGAAATTGCACCAGGAGTACGTGCATTCGATCTGGGAATGTCACCCCCTGGAGGTGATAAACCTAGTTTGGATATGTTGAGTACGCCACGCATTAGTCAGCAGATGAATAGTTTCAACGAATCTCTAATGGCTCAAATGAGAAGGGATGCATTTGTTCCAGCTGTAGCTGACGGAGAAGATGAAGGAAGTCAACGATCAGCATTAACACTGGCATTCCGAATGTGGCCTCTAACTTCACATATTCGTTCTGAGCGACATTATTGGACCGAAGGGCTTAACATCCTGGCAGAATTAGTACTTACAGTACTAGCTGTCAAGAATCCTACCAGAACAAATAGCGATAACGTAGAAGAGAGTATTAAAAAGATAGGTCTACAGCATCTAGGACATATCAAACGGCAAGAATGGGCTCCAATCTTACCGCGCGATCGTGCAGAACTCGTGAATGAACTAGTTATGCGTGCTAGTGCAGGTCATATTTCACTTGAGGAAGCATTAGCTCAGTACGGAGATATTGAAAATATACCTCATGAGCTAGATCGTTTAAAGGCAGCAGTTCAAGAGAGCGAGGAGAGAAATTCGTTTGCTAACGAAAGTGAAGATAGCGATGAAAATGATGACGAAGAAGTAGAGATAGATTCCGAGGAAAGTAATGTCGAGTAGTGACTCACTAAACGATATAGAAGCTTATTTTAGTGATCTGAACACTAATTTTGCCCGTCTGGAAAATGGTCAGCTTAATATCAGAAAGAGTGTCGAACGTACTGAGAAACACTTAGAGCGTCTTAACGGCCAAATCTTGGAACACGCCACCGATATTGCTAAACTTCAGGTAAAGTCAGTCTATGCAGATGTGAACAACAAGAGGATATGGGAATTATTAAAGCAATCAGCTGCCCCGATCGGTATTGTGGTATTATTACTCAAGGAATTTATTGGGTAGAGGGGAAAAATGACAGCTAATGTTAACGTGGAACAGCGACAGGAACATGCCGTGCTTTCTGGAAATCGCTTTCCAATCTTTAATGGCTCAACGGCTAGGAAAGCCCTGAAATTGAGGGGCCATACGAAGAATAAGGTAGAGCGACGTAAGGTTATTCGCGCTGCCGCTAAATTTATGCCAGAAATGGCTCGGCGTGCTTGGAAAAAAGATAAAGATGCCGAGCTTATCTGAGAACAGATATATCCACTACGGGAGGAAATAATATCATGTCTGACCAACCTGCTGTTGAAACCAGCACAGTAGATACCAGCGAAGTGAAAGTAGCAGAATCGACTGCATCTACTACAGCTCGTCAACCAGAGGACTGGGCGCAATTGGCGACCGAATACAAAGAACAGAGAGACACATATCAAAACAGGTTTACAGGTTTGCAAGGAAAATATCAACAAGAACTTGCAAAATGGACAGATAACAATGGCGAGCTGACCTCTAAGGTTAAAACGCTTGAAGCTGACTTAGTTAAGCTTACTGGCGAAAAGGAAGGCTCCGATACAGAAATGTCTACCCTGAAAACCGACTACGAAAAAGCATCTAGCGATCTAGAAATCAATCAGTCACAATTAGATCGTTTGAAAGTAATCACAAGTCAATTCCCGGATTTACTGAATTTCGAGGGAAAATCCCTACTTCCAGATGGAAGTGGTGACGAGCTTGTCGAACAGCTCATTTCTTTTAGGGAAATGCTTGGTGAGCAGGGTAAAAAAGCTGCCGTTGACCTTATGGAAGGCGTCACTCCTGCAGCCAAGACTAAAGAGGCAGACAAGAGTGCTAAAGAGTATTGGGACGATGCACTTAAGGCCCTGTCATCTGGTGAGCCAGAAGAACATAATCGTCTTATGGATAAATACTTCGAGGCCGGAGGCCCGGGAGACAATTAAAATCTTGAAGGAGAAAAATCATGGCTGACGTACTTGCTGATTTTTACGATAAGAACCCAGTTAGTGTCGTAGATCAGGACCGATGGGTACACCAGCATCCCGAGGTCGCTCTCCAGTTCCGTCAAAAGGCAATTTACACCCCTTTGGTGGATTGGACGAACGAACCTATGAGTACTGGTGCACTAAATACTAGATCACACGAGATCATGGAAGGCGATGTCGACATTAGCTCTATTCCGTTCACACAGAATTACGTTGAACCTATGAGTGTTGATTCTCGTCAGAGAAATTACACCTTCTCGCGATATGGTCAGGTTGTACAGGCACATAAAAGCGAAAGTATCGTTGGACAGTTTCTCAAGAGTGGCGGAAAAGACTGGAGACCACTTTTAAGGGGCGTTTTGGGCAATAGTGTAGTTCGTGTAAACGAAGCTCTAGCTCGTAACGCTTTCTTGGCTGGACCGAAGGCATTTTGGACCTATGCTAATGACGCTACTGACTTCAACAGCATTGGAACCAATGATACCTTTGACCCAGCAGTTATCAATGAGTGGAATTTACGTATGGGCTACACGGGATCACCAATTATTCCTGGTGATGTTGCAGCTGCGAAAGTAGCGATTGTACCTCCTGGCGTAACCTATGATTTGATGAAAGCTCTGCCAGCAGCTAGTGCTAATGAGACAGCTCTATTCCGTGATGTTGCAATATACGGAAGTCAGACCCCTATTTTGAACAACGAGATTGGCAAATACAAGAATGTTCGTTTTGTCCAGGCTCCAAGTGATAAGTATGGTATGAATCAAGCTGTTCTTTATAATGCTGGTCTTATCGAAAGACAGCACACTGTAACCGCTGCCATTGCTATTGGCGACGGTGCACCTGATCCCGACACCACACAGGTTGATGGTGTGTACTACACGGGCCAAGCAGGAGCCACACACTATATTCAGTTGGAAAGTTTCTCGAGTGGACACTATGCCGTAAATGACATTATCTCCATTCACACAGCTACAACTACTGACTATGGGGTAACCGGAGGCGTAGATCCTCTGCATGGGATGACCATTCAGCGACGTGTAGTAGCTGTAGATGCTACAAATAACCGTCTTAGTGTTGATCGTCCAGTTGGCATGGCCTACTCCACCTCTGCGACCTATACGTCCCAGAGTTCTGGTACTGGCGCTATGGCTGGTTTCGCTCATGTTTCCTTGGGTAAGCATATCGGCTTTATCTTGGTCATGGGCTCTCGTGGTGGCGTCCTCGGTGCAGTTGCCGAACCGCTTACATTCCATGAGCCAGTAGCAATCGATCAATTCAACAGCGTGTTCCGTTTCTCATGGGATAGCTATCATGGCTACAACATGTGGGAGCCGAACTTGTTTGAATGTCATTTCTGCGCGATAACCCTACCGAAACCTGGTGGAGTGATAGCAGCGTAAGATAAAATGGCAATAACTTGGGGTTTGCTTGACGCGAAGTTACTACGCCTTCTTAAGGACGATGGTACTCTATATGTTAGTGCCTTGCGCATTGACGGAGCTAACTCGGCCTTAGAAGAGGTTGTTGCGCATACTGCGGATCTTAAGAGTCAGACTATTACTGGAGACGGGACTGCGACATCGTGGTCCCTCTCCAGCGATATTCTTGAAGTACCAGATGCTATAGATGCTATCTGGGATGACAAGAGATCAGACTGGCTTGAAGAGGTTAACTTTGTACCAGGTAGTGACTGGACCGATAGTGATCCCAAGGCAGGTAGTAATCCGAAGGGGTACTATATTTGGCCGACTGGCACAATAAACTATACGAGAGTTCTCGCAACAGATGAGACACTCAAAATATATTATTATGCCTATTGGACAAGTATAGTAAACGATACTACGTCTGTAACAATTCCCAAGTGGGCGCAGCAGGCACTGCTGTATTATGCAGCAGCATACTGCTTGCTCCCAGCAAGTATCCAAAGTGCCACAATCAGGCAATTTGGAACTCGCCAAGACTCAGGAAATCCGGAGCATAACCCGGTACATGTACAGGCGGATTATTTTCTAAAGCGATACTCGTCAATACTAGCATCGCATCAGCCCCAACAACGTGGTCTATTGTATAAGCCCGGGAGAGGTCTCTAATGGCGCAAATCCTGGATATGATTGCAGATAACATGCAAACATGGCTCCAGGCCAAGCTTATTACTGACATTTCTGGTGGAGATCCTACACTGGCAAGTCTTGTGCAGGTAGGAAACTTACAATCAGATCCGGTAAGTGACTATATCCATATTCTCGTTCATTCTGGCAATCCAGCCGATAATGCATGGGAGCATAGTTTAGTCTCTTACAAAAGTTCTGATGAGCTAGGGGTTGGTTCTCATTACCCTGCTTTTGAAGTCGGGGGAGGAGGAGGCACTCTTTGGTGGCGGAGGTTATCTTGCGAGATCGGATGCTACTTTATAACACAAGGATATAATCGTAGCCTTGCACGCGAATATGGCCACAAGGTGCTTGGAAGATTAGAGTACTGGATAGCAGCATGCACAACTGTAACAGGACTGACAGATGACTATGACGAACAATCAATTCAACTCTTCATGGTGAAGAGTCGGTTCACGGAGGGCGGAGGACCACCCAGCAGTTTTATATGGCTAGGCCATGTTTACTGGCAGGTTTTGACCTCCCGCCCATTTTAAATATAGTTGGAGGATATAGACTATGACTGTTCTCGCAAGTACCGGCGTACTCTCTTACGGAAAACAATCCGCGAAGGGTAGCGCAGCTACAACGTGGTACCGTCATCGTGCAACGGATATTGATTTTGGCCCTGTACAGACAATGGCCGCAATCCCGTTGGAGGTTGGCGGAACGGTTGTCCCTACCGGAAGTTATAAACAGGGAGCTTATGTAGCAGGTGGAGCAACTCTTCATCCTCGTATGGAGGGCGACTTTGGTTGGATCATGGAAGGTCTTATGGGTTCTGTTGCGACTAGTGCTGGACCTGTAACTGATACTTATGATCATAAATTCGAGTTCGCTACCGATAACGCAAGTCTCCCATGGATGAGTGTAAGGAAGTATGTTCCTGGCTCTAGTACTATGGGTGAAGTTGGAGTAGACTGCAAGGTAGCAAGTGTAACTATGACTTTCCCTCAAAACGGGATTATGCAAGCCCGTGTTGATTGGCTTGGCATTACGCCTAGCTGGGAAACTAATCCTAGTTGGACTTACTCAGATGGATTTGAGGACTATACTTCTATTCCAGTTACCAGCCAGACTGCTTGTTCCATCACATTACCGGAATTTTCTGCATCCGAATTACCGGTAACCGCCTTGACGGTGACAATGACAAATAACCTTACTACCCCACAACAAGAAATGGTAATTGGATCACAGCATCCTGATGATTTTGCAGTCGTAAGTCGTGCGGCAACTATCCGTGCTACGGTAAAGTGGTCAGATCCTGATCTATATCGAACACTCTATACTGGAGGTACAGGTGGAACAGCATGGAATGATGCGTGCTACTACTCAGACTTCAAGGCGTTAGTTCAGTCTCCGTATAATATAGTGGGGAGTACGCCATACGAACTAGTTATCAATGCTAGCAATGTTGCCTGGCAGATTGATGGACCAGTACGTCTCGCAGGTGGAGATTTATTGATGCTCAATCTAATGGGAACCGTTGTTGAAGAAGATGCTGGTGGCGATAACTATCTAGATTTCGTCACACGTAACGGGCAAGTAAATTACAGCTAAAAACAATAACAAGGGGAGAATCTATAAATTAAGATTCTCCCCGCTAATAATTCCTAATAGGAAACTGGAGAAGGAAAATGGCATACCAACTTACTGCACCAATCGAAAAGACATTTAAATTGTTACAAATTGATCCAGATGGCGATACAACGGTGAGAATTAGACAGGCTACACGCGCTGCACAGGAACAACGTATGGATCTTTCTGCAGAGGCAACTAGAATATGGAATGATGATGCTTTTGGCGAAGTTCAGGTTAAACAGCGTATCTCTATGGCAGAGTTACATCGTCTAGAGGTTTGGTGCACACTAGTAGGTTGTGATATTCTTGACGAAGGCTCTACCGAAAAGACCGAAAAGACCTTATTCTTATTTAAGAATAATAAACAGGGGCAACAATATCTCGCTATGACTCAGGCTGAGTTTGGAAGAGCCTGGGGAAAGCTACCAGATGAAATTGCCGAGGAAATTCACAGTAAGGTTATCGAGTTGAATCCTCAGTGGGGTAGTGGCTCGGGGGAATAGTCAATGAGGCTTTCCGGGGTCTCAAAGACGCAATAATTGAATACTATTCTCGCCTCGAGGAAATTAAATTAGGTATAAATCCCGAGGAACGCCCAGAGGTACCGGAGGCCCTTGGGCTATATTTAGAATGCCGTTTCTGGGAGGCTCTGCCTTGTGAGGGCGGTATTCAGGAACAACCTTGGCTGCTTATGCAAGAATTTCGCGTATGCGCCTCTGAAGAGCAACGTAGAATAGAGGAAGTACAAAAGGCTCAACAACAAAAACTCAGGCAACTCCCACCAGTACTATAACTCGACATATCTATACAGTTTAATATCTGCAGCCCAATTAAAGGTATCTCTTAATGGCTCCAAAATGGTATGATGATCCTCTAGGTTCAGCACAACGCAATCCAGGCTTTTTTAGACCTAGCTCGCAGGGAGAAGGCTTTCAAAATAGGCAAGACGAAAGCACTTTTGGCTATACTCCAGATGAGGCTCAGCAAGCTCTTAATAAATTAGAGCGTTCTGGACAATGGGAGAGTTTTACGGCTGCCATTGGTGAACCAGAAGCAAAGGCTCTTCGTTCATTAGCGCATCTTTCTTCAATACCCAGAAGAGGTCCAAAGCTTCTAACAGCTGGAGAAAGTTTTCATGGTACAGATCCTGGAAAATTTGCTGCATCTGATCTTACTCCTTTGTCCCAATCAGAACTTGCACGTCGAAGAGAACTCGGCGACGAAACAATCGGAATGTCTTCGGGCGAAATAAAAGCTTGGCACGATGAAAAACTATTTGGCGTTACGGAGAGACAACAGCATCTTCTTGGTCATAAAATAGGTAATCTGCAAGTAACACCCCCAATTCCTGATAAATTCAGAAGGAGTTCCGTAGATATTCCACCGCATCCTCAATTTGCCGCAGGGCAAATGCTTGGCCCAGAACCACAAGAAAAATTTAGTAGCAAGCGAGGTCGGAGCGCGTCAATGGATTTCGCTATACGAGCTCAAAAACTAGCCCAGTTGTACCAAGGCAAGATAGGAAATGAAGGATCTTCAGAGGCAAGATTATTGCCTATCCCGGGTAAAGAGAATACATTTGGCGTTCTTCTTAAAGTCAGGGATGCTGGAGTAGATAGAGAAATCTCTATAGGAGAGTTCTCCGAAGGACCCCTTAACACAATTTCATTTAATAATAAGAGGGTTCCACTCAGAGTTGGGCAAACCGATTTGGAATGGCACCAGGAGACCGCCAAGACTATTTCCGGAGTTGTACAAGAGAACAGAAGAAGAATAGATAGTCAAACAGGAGATCTTGTAAGTGCGGTCGTACTAGGAGAAGCAGTCCGACGTCCAATACACAAAACAATACTTGCTGGTGGAGAAGATATACACGAAACCTGGCGTACCAGTATGCCTCAAGCTAGACAGGCAGAGATTGTCAAGGCAAATATTCCTAAGGTTGTAGACCCCCATACTGGTAAAATTCGTGATGTAGCAATCGGTCCTGGCATAGGGTTACCTAGAGTGGGATATGACATCCCGGTTGTTCCAGAAGCAACCCTGGATCCACGTACCAACGAAGTACGTAGTCAACCTTTTGGAGTTGAGTGGCTTAGGGCTGGTGCGGGTGTAGTACCAGGAGAGACAATTGCGCCTACGCTGAAAGGTAGACGAATAGAAGAGGCACTACAAGCTAGAGAGTCAGGTGCTGGCCATCTTCGGCAATTTGGTGAAGCTGCGGCTGGCACAGGAATAGTAGAATATAGTGGAGATCCCTCAATACTAGTAGCAGGAACA